AACAATAATAGTTTAAGTAGTGTAACAAGTGCTGCTAGTTTCCCTTCGGGTGCTATGACACTTATTAAAACTTTGACAGCTAGTTCTAGTTCTACATTATCATTCGTACATGGAAGTTCCGATGTAGTCTTGGATAGCACATATCCAGTTTATATGTTCAAGTTTATTAATATTCATTCACAAACAAATTTAAAATTTTTTTCTTTTAATTTTAGTGTAGACACTGGTTCAAATTATAATGTCACAAAAACATCTACGTTTTTTTACGCTTATGTTGATGAAAATGGAAGTGGTGCTACACTTGGTTATGATGCTTCTAATGATTTAGCACAGTCAACTAATTTTCAAAAATTAGGTTTAGAACTTAAATCTGATGATGCAGATAGCTCTTTATCAGGTTCAATGTTTATATTCAATCCATCATCTACTACTTTTGTTAAACATTTTATGACAAATGTAAATCATTCGCACTCAAACATTTATACTTCTAATGTTCATGTAGCTGGATATGGAAACACTACAAGTGCAATTGATGCGGTGCAGTTTAAAATGTCTAGTGGTAACATAGACTCTGGCACAATAAAACTATATGGAATTAAGGATAGTTAATGAGCATAGTCAAACTAAATAATAGGGGAGTTAGATCAGTAACCGCATTTGGTAGTCTTAGTAGTGGTTCTATGACTTTTATTAAAAAGTTAACAGCTTCTAGTTCTGCAAATTTATCTTTTGTTGATGGTAGTAGTGATGTTGTTTTAGACAATACTTATAAGGAATATTTATTTACGTTTAAAAATATTCATCCAGCATCTACAGCTTATTTTCAATTTAATTTAAGTTCAGATGGCGGTTCAAATTACAATGTTACAAAAACTACAACTTTATTTCAAGCATATCATGATGAAGCGGATAGTAGTACGAGTTTAGGTTATAATACTGGACAAGATTTAGCACAATCCACAAGTCCTCAATATTTAAATGAAGTAACAACTTCAAATGATGATAGTGGATCAGGTTCACTTATTCTTTTTAATCCAAGTTCTACAACATTTGTAAAACATTTTATCGCTGATAATAATGGAGTTTATTCAGGTTATTCAAATAGAAGATTTGTAGCTGGTTATGCTAATACCACAAGTGCCATAGATGCAGTACAATTTACAATGTCATCTGGTAATATAGACGCTGGAGATATTTGTTTATACGGAATTAATTAATAATAATAAGGAGAAACAATGCCAAGATATCATAATATAAATGGTGAGAGGGTACAGTTCACAGCTGAGGAAGAGGCTGCTAGAGATGCCGAAGAGGCTGCTTGGGAAGCTGGTGCTTTAGGAAGAGCACAGGCTAATCTTAGATCTAGAAGAAATCAACTATTAGCTGAGACTGACTTTTATGCTTTATCTGATGTTACTATGTCGGATGACATGAGAACGTACAGACAGGAGTTGAGAGACCTGCCTGAGGGTAAAGATACTGTTGAAAAATGTAATAATGTTACATGGCCAACTAAACCATAATGGCTCGAAAGTTTAAGTCATTTGAGGAAAGACCTAAACCTAAGAAGAGACCAAGAGTACATAAGAAGAATAAAAATAAATCAGAGAAACGAATGTTTAAAAAATACAATAGACAGGGGAGATAATGGCGACACTACCGACAGGTACACTAACACCAACACAGTCAGAGCAGACTAGTAGTAAAAAAGCTGTTAGTTTAATAGATAGTTTATTAAGCACACCTACATTACCGCAGGGTGCTTCAATAACACCGACAGTACAAAATGTACAGACAAATGAATTATTAGCAACACCAGGTGTTACTGGAACTGTAGCTGCAGCTATACCTACTGCTACGGCTCCAACTGCAACTGCAGTTACACCTGCGACAGGACAGCAAGTAGCAACTGCTACACCACAAACTGCATCTCAATTTACAGCTGCAACTATTGGTACAGCACCTACAATGACTGCTGCACAAGGAACTGTAACAGCTCCTATGACAGGTGTCACACAATCATTAGCAACATTAGATCCTAAAGCAACAGTACAAGGTCAATTAGAAAATATATCATCTGATATACAGCAATCTTTAAGCACAGGCTCGCCATTACCTGCATTTGCAAGAGGTGCTGCTGAGGCTGCTAAAGCTACTATGCAAGCTAGAGGATTAGGTTCCTCTACAATGTTAGCAGAAGCATTAGCTGAAGGTATATTAAGATCATCAATACCAATAGCACAAGCCGATGCAAATACATATAAACAAGTTATATTTCAAAACCTAGCTAACAATCAACAGGCTGCTGTTATAAACGCACAATCATATCTACAAATGGATATGGCTAATCTATCAAACAATCAGCAAGCTAATTTACAGAATTTACAAGCACAACAACAACAATTATTAACTGACAATGCTGCTAGAAATGCTGCGTTACAATTTAATGCTACAAGTCAGAATCAAGTTAATCAATTCTACGACACATTAAATACAAATATTCAAGAACAAAACGCTAGAAGATCAGATGCACTGGCACAGTTTAATAATGCAGAAGCAAATAAAGTTGCAGCATTAAATGCAAAAAATGCTACAGCCATAGCTGATGCAAACGCACAAAGAACAGCTGCACTAAATCAATTCAATGCTACACTTGAAAGTCAAAGAGAAAGATTTAATGTAGAGAATCAAAGAGTTATTGACCAATCAAATGTAACTTGGAGAAGACAAATTAATACAGCTAATACAGCTGCTGTAAATGCTGCTAATCAGACTAATGCAGAAAACTTATTAAATATAAGTAACTTTGCATTATCATCATTATGGCAACAGTGGAGAGATGAGGCATCTTGGGTTAATCAATCTTCTGAAAATGAAATGAACAGAAATCATAACCTTGCAGTTGCAGCACTAGAAAGAACTACAGCGTTTGATTTACAAAACTCTGCACAAACATCTGCATTATATGCAATGCTAGGTCAGTTTGGTATGAATATGTTTACTAAATATTTACAAAATAATACATAGGGGTAATTAATGGCATACAATACAAAAAAATTATTTAGAAATGCAATATCAAATGTTACAAAAGAGTTTGGATCTTTATATAGTGAAGGAGAAGAGGTTCCTAGAAGAAGACCTAGAAATGAGGGTGATGTTGAAATAGACTTACCTAAAAGTAAAAAAAGCGACAAAAGTTTAAAACAAGAGATTAAAGAGGCATTTTTAGAAGCTGGATCTGAAGATTATATGAAAGCATATCAAGATACAATTAATATGCTAACAGCTGCACAAAGAAATAGACCAAGATTTAGTAAAATAGGAATTGGTGTTTCAAAACCAGCTATGGCAAGAGGTAGTACATTTGGTGCTATATCAGAATCTGATCCAGAAAAATTATTAAAAGAAAACAGAGCTAGAATGAAAGACTTTGTAATATCAAAAGCATACTTAAAGGCATAGAAAATTATGAAATCAATTGGAGATAATACAATACCACCAGAGTTTGACCCGTTTAATACACCTGTACCAGGCCAATCTCTTACTGATGAACCAGGTAACTATCCTTGGGAACATCCACCAAGACAAACAGATCCAGAAGTTGTTTTAGAAAATATATGGAGATCTATGACAAGTCCTGAAGCAGTTGAGGAAATGATATATCTATTAGAGTCAGGTATGCCAGTAGAAGGTATAGCAAGAACAATTGTATTTGCAGGATTTATGGAGGGTGAATTTACTCCTGATTTAGGATTTACTTTATCAGAAGCCATAATGGAAATGATAACAGCGATAGGCATGAGAGCTGGTATTAAAAATTTAAAAATGTCTTTAGAGGACACTGGAAATAAAGAATTTAAAACTAATATGTTAAGATTAAAACAAGCTAGAGAAACTAAAGAAATGGAAAATATGAATTTAGATAAACCTGCTATAGAAGCTAAACCAAAAGCAAAAGGTTTATTAGCTAAACCAGAGGAGACTAAATAATGGCAAATGGATTCCTAGTACCTTTTGCAACAGGTGCACTTACAGAATTACAAAGACAAAAACAAGTATCAGATGAGATAGCTGCAAGTGTTGTAGATAATGTTTCTAAACATGTGTTAGGTGTAGAGATACCACAAGAGAAAGCATTAATAAAAGCACAAGAAGAATTAAAAAATACTTACGCATCTACATATAGTCAAAAAGTTGCTGATGGTATGGATGCAATGGGATTATTTGATTCGGGTACTGAAGAAGGTTTAGCAAACGCTATTAAGATAAGATTTGCTGATAAATACAATATTGGTGATATAGTTAGAAAAATTAATGCAGCTAGTAACGAAGATTATAATAAATTAATTCAAACATCTTTTATAGGGACTAGAAAAGCTGCACTAGAAGATAGAGGTGCTTATATTGATTCTGTTTTAAAAGATACAAAAAATATTAAAGATTTATTAATAGGTGAAACACCAACAGGACTTGCTAGATTTATCGGTGAGCCTTTAGGTAGAAAGGATGAGGCCACTGCCACTGCTAGATTAACTCAAGCATTTGAAGGACCATCACCACAACCATCAACACCATCAGATGCTGCAGGTTTGTTAGGACTTGATGTGGCTGGTAAAGGTGATGAAATATTTGATTTTAATAATCCACGACATACTCAAAGATTAACACAGGCAAGACAAAATTTTGATAAACAATTCTTTAATCAACAACTTGGGTCATTTAGTTTTACGTTTGATAAAGATGATGCTAGAAAAAAAACAGCAGATTTTATAACATCAGGATATAATGAAGCTGTGGAAAATGGGTACAAACTTGGACTAGTTGACTATGCTAGAGAAAAATATATTGATTATATTTTATCTAGTCAGTTTGGAATAACTGGATATTTACCTGGAACTACAGTAACAACTACAACATTACAGCCAGGTACAACTGAAGGAACACAGACAGGGGATAAAGTAACAGAAACTCAAACAGTTCTTGGTAGTGAAGATGTGGGTGCTATTAGTGCAAAACGTGCAGAAGATGAAACAGCTATAGAAGCAGCAGAAAAAACAGAAAAAGTAAGTATGCCTAAATCGACTGTAAAAGTTAATATAGGAACTGGTGATTCTGCACCTGACCCATCTGAATTAAATAAAAATGCACCAGGACTACAGCTTGCTAATGATGGTATGTTATATTCAAAAGGAAAAGCAACACAAATGTTTGCACCTTTAGAGAGAGAAATAGAAGAAGCAGCAGCAATAGCTTTTCAGATAAAAGCAGCTGATTCTTTTAGAGATGATGATGGCAATTTAATTGCAGACACTGAAGGTGAAAGATCAAGAAGATTAGCAGACCTTAGACGAGATTTTTTACAAACTATTGCTGGTTTTGGTATAACACAATATACACCAGAATTTTAAATAATGGCTTCAAAATATGATAAATATTTACAGGGTGTAAATCCTCAACCTAGTGAATTTAAAGAGGATACCATACCTGATAATAAGGAATTTTTATTAGATGTAGAATTACCTGATCAAACACCATCTAAAAATAAATATGATAAATATTTAAAGGGTGGTGATATAATGGATACTAAGGTATTTCCTAGAGATCCTGAAACAGAATTTAGTGTAGGTCAGGCTTTTTTATTAGGTCTTGGTGATTCTGTTAGAGGTATATCACAATTTGTTGGAAGAGAAAAAGGTTTTTTTATGGAAGATACTTTAGAAGAACAGCAAAGAAGATTAAATAAAGCTATGCAAGCACCAGGTCTT